TGATGCCGACGGCTAAGGGACGTCCTGCAAACTGGAGGTGCTTCTCGTCAACCTCGTCGGGGTTCAAAAGATCCCGAGATCGGTTCGACAAGAAGAACTTCATCAAGGCCCCGTAGTCATCCAGATTTGACTCTGGTAACTTCGGTTGGACAACAGCTCCCCTGACCAAGGGGATCTGAAGATCCTTGTCAACACGCTCCGCCTGGCAAAGCGGATTATACGTGTGACGGCCAAGGATCGGGCTTTCTTGGACCGGTACACCATCTCTGGTGTACCACCCAACCTCAGGGAACGGGATTAACCGCTCTATGAGGCAATCCAAGAAATCAACAGCCTTGTCAAAACCACGATGAAACAAGTGGTTTCTCAAAGAAACTGTTGAGACAATCCGATCAGCTTGCAGCCTGTTTTCCGGGAGTACGCTACGCACGCGGACGATTGAAACGTCCGAACCGTCGTAGTACTCAGCGCCACAGCTCTCTCTGAATTTGCCTTTCCAGAAAGATTTGTGGACGTTGACCTTGAAGCCAAACGCTTCAAGTTCCCTTCGAACAGCATGCACAAAATCTACGGGGACAACGATATCGTCACCGTAGACACGCACTCGCCCGTAGAATGAAGCAATGATTCCACGGGTCAGTGGGCGGTTGAGCTCTCGTTCAATCGCTAGGAATATCACCGTCATGAAGACGAGAGATTCGAAGGGAAAGCAGAGAGCTGAACCCATCGACGCGAACTTGGCCAACTCGATCACCCTTTCGGGTTCTCGATTAAAGCCAGGCACGTGAGCCTTCCGACTCCTTGTGGCGTCCACAGCTTCCCGAAGGAAGCGATGGTTACTCAGAAGGAGACGTACATGCTCATTGGAGACCCTGTCCGAAGCTTCACTCAGATCGAGTGTGGCGAGGGATCCGGAAACGGAGCCCTCTCTCGCCAGCCGTTGGTTTGGCTGTTGAGATTCGAAACATACGAGATTCCGCGTTTGGTCAAAACGTGGAATCTGCTCCATCATCACCGCGAGAATCCCCTGCTGCATGTATTGCATGCAAGTAGGCTCGACGGCAATGATACGTGGGGTCTTCAACGTCTTAGGGACCAAGATCACCTTTACGGGGATCTCATTCCCAGGTTCGAGGATGTCAACTCCGTCCACCCGCTCCAACCAGGAGGGGTGTTCGCTTGGAATCAGATATTCCCAGTGCGGGAAGATCTGCTCCAAACGAGCGGTCCACGTCAGATTGTTGTACTTCGCGTTGCCGCGAAGCTTATCTGCAGTGGCGCCGGGCCCATGTTTCGGTCGTACGGCATTGTTGTAGATACTCGTATCTACTGCCGTGAAAAATTCCGACCAGAGGAGACGACCGACGCGTCCGAAGTCACTGAAACGATCAGCTTCAGGACCAAGGAGCGTTGAAGTAGTCGTCTTGACATCCTGCTCACACTCGATGTACTTCGCCAGGGCTGCCGCCTCCCTTTCGGGGGAGCAGTCCAACTGGATCTTTCCCCACATCAGTGTAAACTGACGTATGGCAAAGATCGCAGAGTGGCTAGGATCATCGAGCAACCGACCGCTGAAGCGATCGAACACTTGGTCAAGGAAACCTCCAAGAAAACGGGGGAGCCCGCCACTACGCTGGAAACCAGCGAAGTGGTCGTGACCAACGAAGCCTTGGTCCAGACATTTTGTAAAGTCTGCACCAAAGTCCGCTAGCGATATCGTAAGAAACGATATCCCTTCGTGTTCGACGCGCCTCACGACTGTTTTGAAGTCGTGAGTGGTGCTCGTGCGGCATCGCGTGCCCAAATCTTGGAGCACGCATTGCAGGAACGCGATCAGGCTTTTCAAGTCTCCTCCAATTCAGGGGGTAGGACTTCCTCAGCCATGTCGCTTTCATCATGTCATACCAATGACATGACTCGCTATAGGGAGGACTCTCAGTTCTCCCCACCCAGCAACTGGGCGACCTTCGCACTCGAAGAAGCCGTCAGGTATGCCGTGAAGGCATCGATGACAGCCTTCTGCTCGGTAATCGTGTATCCGTTCGCAGGCACGTCAACAACAAGGTAACAAGCCATGTTGTTGCGCGTGTTCTGGGTCGGGATAAGCGGATCGGCAGAAACCTTCGAGGCATCAACTCGGATAACTCGACGAAAGCGCTTCCCATTGGTATGAGAAACACTCATGCGAGTGGTACCGTCCGGGGAACTAAAAGTCCCCTGGCCGATAGCGCTACCGGTACGCGCAAGCGTAACGGCAGTACCCGAGATGGTGAGAGTAGGGTCAGCGAATGACATGACAACGTCCCTTGCAATCGATGTTCAGACAGCACGGGATGTGCTATCCGGAACCTCAAGTGATCTACTTGAGGATTCCTGGTGCCTTGGTCATGCCAAGAGCTCCCAGAATTGCAAACTGGCGATTAGAAAAACCGCCAGTTTGCCCGAACCCGTACGGGCCTGTGGCATGCCGCTGCTTCAAATGTTGAGTAGCGGTCGAGATGGCAACAGATGGACATTTCCACCCTTCAGCTATCATATAGCTGGGGAGTGGCATCTGAACCTCTCGGATACGTGTATCCCACGATTCGTGCATCACGTATCCATACCGTAGGACCAGGTTGTCGCTGGACAACAGATTCACTGAGGTCACGAATGACCCAATGTCTGTGAACCAGTCTAACAACCAGGAGAAGGGGGCGAGTTTGTAGGCGGTATCAATATCATACTTGATACCAAGCGCGTGATCAGCGAGCTCGAGATACTTACCAATGTTACCGAGGAAATTATGCGCCTCGGAAACATGGTATGTGTATCCTCCTACAAACCAGGCTTTATATCTACGAGAATCGTAGACATACGCCCTCCACAAGCTCCTATCATAGAACAGATCGTCGATGGGATTACCGTCAACGGGCCCTAACATCGAGCTCGGTGGCGCCATCGGAATCGGTTCATGAAGGGAAGACTTGTCATAGAGGTCCACACGTCTCCGGGTGATCGACCCGGAGCCTTTTGCGAATTGGCCAGCAAACTTCGAGAGTTGCTTGACACTTCGCGCTGCACTGTGTATGTCCGACAGAGTCGGCAACACACCAAACTGGAGGTTAAGGTATTCATCCCCAATAGAACCAGGGGTGAAACCATGCTTCCAGATGGTACTACCGAAGATATGAGGCAGATCCTGCTTCAGCTCCAGTAGTGATTGCAGCATGTGGCCCTCCGATCTCGTTGGTGCGCCTTGCTGGAATCCGTGACCTCCATCTGCAGACATGTCTGCAGATGAGGGTCCTTGATATCCAGCATAAGCGTCCCAGCCGCCCGCCCATCCGGGGTTCACGTAACCCCTATAGATGTACGGGCCTCGAGGATTGATACAGGTCATCTGAGTTCCTGTAAATTCCAGGATCGACTTCTGGCACGAAAATTCATGGCCAGTGTCGCCGCTCAGAAAAGTCTGATCATTCCTGAGACGTCTGTAGAAATCATATTGATCTCCAGACGTGCCGCCAACGATTTCGCTCTGCGGTCCCGTCAGATCCTCACTCGGACTCATCTTATGAGTCCGATAACTAGTGACGGATTCTGTCGTGGTAGAACCGTAGAGACCGCCAGTAGCAGTGAAAACACGAGGAGTCAATCCGAACTGCTGAAAAGAATACTTCAGCGGACCGGAATTGAAGGACCTCGTCCACACTTCTACAGGCATGAGTTCTCCTCGTACAGGCAATTGGACCAACGAGGGTCCAATAGTGCCACACACTGGGTAGTGTGTATAGCGCTGCAGTTGCCCACAGCACTGGGAGGCCCCC